GCTGTCCAAGCTGGCCCGCATATTCAAGGATGACCGTTTTTTTACGGCGGAACTCGTGGAGATTCCGAATGAGACGATCTCCATCGACACCTTCGAACGCGCCGGAAGCGTCGCAGCCAAACAGGGTATGCGTTTCAAGCCGGAGGTATATGCCAAAATTGGCATGAGCGCCGATGACATAGATACGAAGGTCAATAATTCCTCCTGGGTGAGTTCCCTGACCTCCAAAGTGTCGGATATGTTCAACAAGGGACGTAAAAATAAGGAATCTGACGACAAAAACGAGTAATTATGCCGGATATAGATGACCTTATTCGCAATCTTCGCCAGTTTCGGGCGACGGTAGTACGGGATATTCCGCGACAACTTGGACAGGAGATGCTGGAACAGACGCACGAAAGTTTCAAAGAAGAGCGTTTCGCCGGTTCTCCGGGCGGTAAATGGCCGGATCGTACGGCTTTCGGCGGGGAAAGCAACATCAGATACCCCAAATTGGATTACAACGGCTTTCTGAAGAAGAGTTTCAAGTGGATTTCCCGTCGTATCGGACGCAATGATGCCGATATTTTTGTAGGGACGGACGTTCCATTTGCCCGGGCGCACAACGAGGGCGGGATGCCTCCTCATCATACTGCTTACCGATCGGCAAAGCGGGGCGATGTGCATCGGGGCCGGTGGAAATACGACGGTCCGGTCAAAAAAAGGCAGTTTCTGGGTGTAGGCTCTGCAACGAAAGCGCGTTTCGACCGCCTGTTAGATGCTTTTTTTACCAAACACAGACGCGATTTGTAAGGTAAACCTATATTTGTCCGCAGTAGATAGTCATTGAGTATGCTCGGAGATATTATAGACGCTTTTGTTAAGTCCTTACGCAAAGCTCCCGTAGTTACGAAGGAGAAAATCGCTGTCAGAGCGGTAACGGACGACGGAAGGGGAATCATCAATACGGTTCTTCCGTGCGTTGCCGTGAGTGTGAACAACAGCACCCGGGCGGATGTGCATATCGGCGGTCTTATCATGGATAAAGTGGCAATTTCTTTCTCCATAATCGCCAATTTCAACGATCAGACGGCGGCTTCGTTCAACGAACAGCAACGAAAGACGCTCAACCTGGCTATGCAGGTCCGCAGTTATATCGAAAAGGCGAAACAGGGAGATGACTTTGGCGAGCTGATCCGAAAATATAATTTTTATCCTCTTTATCGAGGTTTTCGGACCTATACGACCCAGGCTTTCGATCGGGAGATCGGCACCAGCGTATCGGTCGTAGAGTTACAATATGAAACCCGAGTCGTAGATTATGCGACATACGACGATTTGCACCCTTCAGAAGAATTAAAGGGAGTGACGATTACGGACAAAACGGATGACAGGAACGATCGCGTAACAGAAATAGAATAAATATGGCTGGAGTATATAAAAGTATTTTTACCGGTCCAGAAATCGATGCTAAACTTTCCTAAAGGGTGCCGTCCACTCCCTCCGGCAGCCCGCTGCACGATCTGTTCGTGGCGGCCGGTGCGGTGTGGAATCCATCGAGCAAGAGCTGGACGGTAGGTTCCGTGACGGGTATTTCCAACAGTGTGATGACCCGAATATACAGTCTGTCGCACAATGTATTGAATAATTCGAACTGGGATTCGGCGCTTTACAGTACTGATATTCCGGTGAATCTTCCGCCTCGGAAGGCTCCGAACCAGTTTACGAATGAAATTAACGTAACGGCCAGCTCGACTTTCACGTCGAGCAACTTCAAGACTATATACCTATGTCCGGAATCGACGTTTGTGCGGTTTTCAAATTGTACTTATCTATTTTACGGATGTCGGCAGTTGGTCACGATTGTCGGAGACGTAACATTCGAAAATGCAACCCACAACGCTGCATTTACATACTGCAAGAGTCTTCAGAATGTCAAATTCAAACGATTACGATATAATGTCGATCTGAAGGACAGCCCGCTGCTTACGCTCGAATCTTTTCAGTATCTGGTAGAGAATGCGACCAATACATCGGCCATCACGGTCACGGTCCATGCGGACGTATATGCCAAGTTGACCGACCCGCAGCAGGCAGAGTGGTATGCGGTCAATACGGCGGCCCAGGGCAAACAGATTTCATTCGCTGCGGCATAAACTAAAATTTGCTATGAAAGAACAGAAAACAACTTTTACGGAGCAGATCGCCGAAGAGGGCGGTTACATCACCCAGGCCGCCGAGGTGTCGGACGAAGAGCGGCTTTACCTTGCCCGACGAGTAAAACTCCCCGGGGAG